TTGATGCAGACGACATTTTGACAGCGATAGAAGTATTGGAGGCGAGGTATGGCAAGTGAAACAATTGCTTACAATCGCAATGACATACGCGATATTCTCAAGGCTTTCAAAGTTATGGATGCGCAAGCGACTGAAGAGGCAAGAGTTCAATCTAATCTTTTGGCGACTTATGCAGCTGAGGAAATTAAAACAGCAGCTAGAGGCAGAACAAAATCAGGCAAGGTTGCGCAGAGAGTTGCAGACGGAGTTAGCATCTCAAAGACAAGCAAAATCGGTGAGTTCAAATATGGTTTCGCACGACAGAAATTTTCAGGTGGGGCTAACACGCAAACCTTATGGGGTGGTGTTGAGTTTGGATCTAATAAGTTCAAACAGTTTCCTTCATATTCAGGACGGGAAGGCAGAGGTTCGCGTGGCTGGTTTATCTACCCAACGCTTCGCAGAATTCAGCCTGAATTGATTAACCGATGGGAAGCTGCGTACAATCGTATTTTGGATAAGTGGTCATAATGGCAAGAGATAGTAGAACCTTATCGCTTAAGATCCTTGCGGATATTGATGACTTAAAAAAGAAATTAGATCAAGCCGACAATGCTGTTGAAACTAACAGCCAAAAGATATCAGCATTTGGAAAAAAGGCTGCTGCTGCTTTTGCCGTTGCTGCTGCTGCTGCCGTTGCCTATGGCACTAAATTAGCCGTTGATGGGGTCAAGGCTGCAATAGAGGATGAGCAAGCACAACTTAGATTAGCCAATGCTTTAAGACAAGCCACAGGTGCTACTGATGCTCAAATAAAGGCAACTGAAGACATGATCCTTAAAACATCACTTGCCACAGGTGTTGCCGATGATCAGCTTAGACCAGCATTACAGAGATTAGCAGTTAGCACAAAAGATACTGAGGAAGCACAAAAATTATTAACATTAGCGTTAGATATAAGCAAGGCATCTGGTAAAGATTTAGAGCAGGTCGCAAATGCATTAGGTCGTGCCCAAGATGGCAATGTTACATCTTTAGGCAGATTAGGACTTGGCTTATCTAAAGCAGAATTATCAACATTGTCATTTACTGAGGTGCAAGCCAAACTTGCAGAACTCTATGGTGGCGCAGCTGCTACAAACGCAGAAACCTTTCAAGGCAAGATTGATCGCTTAACTGTTGCATTTGATGAGGCTAAGGAAAGTCTAGGATTTGCATTGTTGCCATTTGTCGAGCAATTTATTACCTTTTTAAACGACGAAGGCATTCCAACATTAAATGGATTTATCGCAGGACTTACAGGCGATGCAGGATTAAATGCAGCCTTAACAGAAACTCAGCAAGGTGCTGCTAGTTTTGGCAGAACTATTGCAAGTATCTCAAGCATTATTTCAGGATTTATTACATTTTTAAGAGAAGCAATTGGCTTAGTTGTATCACTTGCTAATGAATTGATCCGCGCAGTTAATATAATTCCCGGAGTTAATATTGGTGCATTACCTAACCCAGCACCATCAGCAGGTAGATCATCATTGCCATCAGTTCCTAGAGGCGGATCAAACTTTACTTATGGATCAGGCAATCCAGTTAATATCACAGTCAATGCAATAGATGGCGAAGGTGCTGCAAGAGCTGTGGCTAAAGTAGTTAATCAAAGCGCATCAAGATCAACACCATCAATATCACAGACAGCATTACGAGATAGATAATGACTGCTTGGTCGCCTGATTGGAAACTTACAGTTGCAGGTGTTGATTATACTGACATAGCAATTAGCGATATTCAGCATCAATCTGGTCGCGATGACATTTACCAGCAACCAAATCCATCCTATTTGCAAATTACATTTGTGGCGTTGTCTGGTCAAACCTTGCCATTTGACATTAACGATAGTTTAAGTCTGCAAGTCAAAGATACATCAGCCGCTTATGTCAATATATTTGGCGGTGATATAACAGATATCACAGTCAGCGTTGGCGCAACTGGATCAAATGCAACTGTTATTGAATACTCAGTCCTTGCAATGGGATCACTTGTTAAGTTAGCAAAAGAATTATATGCCGGCACAATCTCACAAGATGAGGATGGGGATCAAATCTACGCTTTATTGTCTAGCGTATTGCTTGGAACTTGGAACGATGTGCCAGCAGCTGAAACATGGGCGGGATATGATCCAACAGAAACATGGGCTAATGCTGTAAATCTAGGACTTGGTGAGATTGACACTCCGGGCTTATACACAATGGAAAACAGAGCAGCCGAAACAGATACTATTTACAACATTGCAAGCCTGATTGCCAACTCAGCATTTGGATATTTGTATGAGGACAATGAAGGAAACATTGGTTATGCAGATGCAGACCACAGGCAGAACTATTTGCTCACTTACGGCTATGTTGATTTGAGTGCAAATCATGCATTGGGTCAAGGACTTAGCACAATTACAAGGTCAGGTGATATTCGTAATGATGTTGTGATTAATTATGGCAACAATTTTGGTTCACAGAAAACAGCTACATCTGCAACCTCAATTGCAACTTATGGCTACAAAGCCGAAAGCATTCAATCAGTCCTTCACGATGCTACCGATGCGCAAGATGTGGCAGATCGATATATTGCTCAGAGAGCATTTCCATTGCCAGCATTCCAGAGCATTACCTTCCCAATCACAAATCCAGAAATTGACAATAGTGATCGCGATAATCTGCTTGGTGTTTTTATGGGGCAACCGCTCAACCTACAAAACCTACCGGCACAGATTTCAGGCGGTGAGTTTGAAGGCTATGTTGAAGGCTGGTCTTGGAGCACTAGGTTCAACGAATTATTCCTGACAATAAACTTGTCGCCTGTGGCTTATAGTCAAGTGGCGATGCGTTGGAATACCACACCAATAAATGAAACATGGCAAACAATAGATCCAACATTGACATGGGAATACGCTACAATCGTAGCCTGAGATAAAGGATAATATGGCAACCACTACTAATTATGGATGGACAACACCAGACGACACCGCGCTGGTCAAAGATGGCGCAGCTGCTATTCGCACGCTTGGATCATCTGTTGATACAACAACTAAAAACTTAAATCCTGAAACAACTCTTGGCGATATTGCTTATCGCTCATCAACTGCAAATGTAAAAACTAGACTTGGAATTGGTAGCACTGGTCAAGTTTTAACTGTTGCATCTGGCGTACCAAGTTGGGCAACTCCTGCTGTCAGCACACCAACTTATGTTGGAGCATCTGTTGTGTTTACTACTACTTTAAGCATAGCAAATTCAACAACAACAACTTTATCTTTTACCGCTGAGGTATTAGATAGTAATGGTTTCCACGATAACTCAACTAATAATAGCCGTTTAACAATACCTTCAGGTTATGCTGGTAAATACCGAATTTCAGCACAATTATTTCCTGCCGAAAATTCTACTGGCAGACGCGAAATTAGATTCATTAAAAATGGGTCTGTGCTTTATGGTTGGAATATGAACACAATGGGCACAATGGAAAGAATTGATTATTACAGTTTTGTTGATGCCAGCGTTGCTGATTACTTTGAGGTGAGTTTTAGACAAAGTTCAGGTGGTGCTTTAAATTTATACGGAACAACTGATGTTGGTAATGCAGGATTTTTCAATATTCAATACTTAGGAGCATAATTATGATCAAATTTGATAAGCCTAAAAATCTTAATGGTGCTGAATTACTAGATGAATTAGCAGCAATCGGTATCGTTTTAGACAAAGATTTACAGTCACCAGTTATTGATGGTCATGGAGATTTTTGGCTTGATGTGGCTGCTAAAGATAAATCTAAAGTAGAAAAAGTAGTTGCTGCACACAACGGAACTCTTATTGCTCCTGATCTATCTGCCCAAAAGCAAGCCATTCTTGATCGCATTGGCTTAACTGCTGATGAACTAAAAATGATACTTGGCTAATGAAGGCTTGGTTATCTAAAGCTGCTGTTCAAATGCGTGAGCAGATTGACGACAGTTTTGCCGATAGATCACGCAAGTCAGATGGGTGGATCGGGAACGAAAAGCACCAAAACACTAAGAGCGATCATAATCCGCTGCCTAATACTGGTGAAGTTTGTGCAATCGATGTCGATGCCAAATTATGCGATCAGGCTGAAATGAGCATTTACTTAGCAGAGCAAATTAGAGTTGCTGCAAAAACCGATAAACGAATTAGTTACATAATTCATGTTGGCAAGATTGCATCGCCATTGTTAGGTTGGAAGTGGCGCAAATACAAAGGCATCAATTCACATCACAAACACATACACATCAGCTTCAAGAATAATCAAGATGGCGAGTTTTTTAATATCCCACTACTAGGAGGCAAATAATGAAACTATCTAAGAAACACAAAGCAGCAATTAAATCATATTTAAGAGCTGTTGCAGCTAGTGGCTTGACTGTCGTGTTGGCAATTGCTGCCGACATCCGCCCAGAGTATGCAATTCTGCTAGGTTCATTAGTTGCACCATTGGCAAAAGCAATTGACCCAACATCCGGTGCTGAGCATGATTTTGGCGTTAATGCGAAATGACACCGAACGAATGGGTTGGATTAGCCGTTGGCGCATGCGCTATCGCAAGCAGTATATTGTTGGTTCTACGCTGGGTTATTAAATCTTACCTGCAAGAACTTAAGCCCAATGGTGGCTCAAGCATGAAGGATCAATTGAACAGATTAGAGGCGCGTGTTGATGATCTGTTTATCTTAATTAGTAAGCGATAATTTATTTTATGGCGAACACACGCAAAACCACTAAACG